AAATGCCAAAGGTCTGATTACAGGGGTGTCAGAACAAAATATTCCTATTGTTGATGACCTAACCACGGATGATGGAAATAAGCCACTTTCAGCCCGCCAAGGGAAAAAACTGCAGAATGAAAAGTTCCCTCTGACTGGAGGGACTTTAACTGGAAGTATGCGTGCCATCGCGGTTAGCGCTGTAGGAATGACAGATTATTCCCCGACAGAGCAAGGGGCATATTTATCATGGAATAGAACCACTGGCCTAGGCAAAACTGACTTTATTAACCATAAAGGAGGTGGCGGTGGTGGTTTCGATTGGTGGAATGGCAATCAAGACAGTTACATCTCATTGATGAATTTAGATCCGAATGGTGTTTTGTATTCACTAGGTGGTTTTGCTGGGAATGCGAATACTGCAACCAAGCTAAAGATACCTAGAACTATTTTTGGTCAGACATTTGATGGTTCAGATCATGCGAGCGGGACAATCACAGCCTCTACTGGCTTGGTGCAATCCGATGAACACCATTATATAGATATGGGGCGTAATGGTCTTGATCGGATGAGTTTCTATAACTATGGCGCTGTTTTTAATTTCATAGATTCTCAGAATGGGAATGTGGTCGCACGTATTACATCAAACGGTATTGATTGTAATTCGGCAACGGCCAACAAGCTAAAAACAGCTCGTAACATTGCCTTATCTGGTGCTGTTTCAGGTAGTGCGGATTTTGATGGCTCAGGCAACATTACGATTAATACGCAGTTGAAAGAAAATACGGCTGTTGCACGTGCTTACGTGAATTTCAGTGTATCAGGTGGAGTCGTCACCATTAATAAGTCCATGAACATTGCTAGTGTGGTGAGGAATGCCAGTGGCGTATTTACCCTAACATTTGTAAATGCACTGAATGATGCGGAGTATGTATGGGCAGGATCTGCTTATCATAACTCCAATACAAAAATTCCAATTGTCGTGAATGGCTCTAGTGACTTAGTTAAATCAACAACTCAACTACAAGTCCTCACAACTTATGCAGCATCAAGTACTGGCACGATCGATGCTGGTCAAGTATCCGTGGTGGTATTCTAATGATCGTAATTATTTATGAAAATGAAGATAAATCTTTGTCAGTAATGACGACAGTTGAAGCTTTAACTGTACATTCAGATGTATCCCAATATATTTCCAATCAAAGGTACGTATTAATTGAGAGTAGTGAGATTAGCGATATTGATGCATGTGTTTTTGATGATGACCTAAATATCATCGTTGATGCGGATCGAGCTGCGATATTAAAAAGACAACAGCTTTCTTCGCTCACTCGTCGCCAGTTTAAATTGGCATTACTTGAAAATAGACTGCTTGAAACTATCGAGCAGATGATTGGTGCAATTGAAGATCCAACCCTCAAGAGTCGAATTCAGATCGAATACAGTGAGTCAGAGCGTTTTGAACGGAGCAATGAATCGGTGCAATACATTCTTGGAGTACTAAATTTGACAGCAGACCAAGTGGACGAGATGTGGAAAAATGCATTAAGACTTTAACTTAGTCTACTAAATTGAAAAATCCTGATTAAAGCTTATTCAGGATTGCATTCATAGAAAAACAATGCCCTTCAATTCATGATGATTTCAAAAGTAATTCAACTTTTATGGAGTCATCATGACAGAGTTTCACCATGGTATTACAGCAAAAGAATCCGCACTTGGAAAAATTCCAATGCGGAATGCTGATACCAATACTATTGCGCTGCTTGCCTTTGCCGATGATGCAGATGCAGATACTTTTCCGCTGAATACAGCCGTACTGGTTACATCAATTAATCGTGTTTTATCTAAAGCTGGTGCAACAGGTAATCTACGTAAAAACCTAGAAATCATTTCTGCAATTACTTCGCCAACACTTGTCGTGATTCGTATCGCTGATCCATTTGCAGCAAATAAATTTGATCAATCTAAAGTGATTGGTACAACTGCAGAGAATGGCCAACGAACAGGTCTACAAGCCCTTCTTACTGTCAAATCAAAATTGGGCATTACCCCTAAAATTATTTGCGTTTCAGATACAGAAACCATCGATGTAGCCAATGCGCTTGGTGCAATCTGTAAAAAACTACGTGCATATTCCTACATTACTCCACGTGATACCAATGGTGTCATTCTTGCGAAGCCTGAAGATGTGGTCAACTTCCGAAACTTACTTGCCTTTCGTGAAGTTGAGTTGATTTGGCCTGAATGGACCAGTGGTAATGTTTTTTTAGGTGAAGACTTAGGTACTGCTCTAGTACCAACCACGGTTTACATCCAAACAGAAGAAGTTATCACCCAAGGGGTTTTAACCTACGATCTTTATATCAAAAATACCAAAGTAAAAAGTAATGCCACGGTATCCACACTTGAGCAAGCAGATACCAATGCGACCTTCTTTGATTTAATTAAGAAAATCGTAGCAGACCTTGTCCCCCCTATTCATGTTGTAAGTAATGGTGTCGGGCATTTTCAAGCAGCTGCGAATTACGTCCGTGGCGGTAATGGGCAAGTAGCACCAGCACCTGTCCGTATTGTATTGAAACGTAACAACTATACTGAAAATGATATTTTCCCACACCTTATCGACCAAGCAACTGGACTTCCTTTAGCAAGCCCAGTCGAGTTGGTATCACTTGGCGAATCGACGTTCCTAGGAGGCTAAATTATGGCACTTAAATATGGACCAGGCATTTTAACTGCTGTTGTCGTCGCTGCTGCTCTACGCGCTGAAACAGATGAAAAAGTTGGCTGGCACAAATCTGTTTCGAATATTGCAGTTGCTGGACCAACTGGGATCAGTCTACCTATCACATGGGATCTTGAAGACCCTGATACCGATGCTGGCTATCTAAATAGTCACGACATCACCACCATGATTTTGCATGATGGGGCCCGTTTTTGGGGTAACCGTAATTGCTCAGATGATCCACGCTTTGCTTTTGAAGTGGCCACCCGTACCGCGCAGTTCTTGTTAGACACCATCATCAATGGCTGTTTCCCATTCGTTGACCAACCACTAACCCCTTATCTAGTTAAAGACATCATCGACTCCATCAATGCCAAATTGAGTGAGCATGTGAATGCTAAACGTCTGATAGGTGCATCCGTTTGGTATGACTCCGCTGAAAACACCACTGAGGGTTTATCTCAAGGATTGATGTGGATTGACTACGATTTCACTCCAGTGCCAACACTGGAAAATTTAGGTCTCAATCAGCGCATTACCGACCGTTATTTGGTCGACTTTAGTCAACTCATCAATAACGCGACATAACGTATAGGAGCTGGATGCAATGCTTCCACGTATTTTGAAAAATTTTAATGTGTTCGTTGATACACATTCATGGGCAGGTGTCGCAGAAAGCGTCACTATCCCAAAAATCACCAAGAAAACTGAAGACTATCGCGGTGCAGGAATGATCGGTGATGTCTCCTTAGCACTGGGTTATGAAAAACTTGAAGGCGAAGTAGTTTATGCGGGCTTTGATGTTAAACAGTACCGTCAACTCGGTGTCTGTGGCACTTCGGATTTACCTGTACGTTATGTCGGTTTTTATGAACGTCAAGACAATTGCACAATGCAAAACGTGGAAATTTATACCCGTGGCCAAGCGATTGAACTTGATCCTGGTGATTCTAAAAATGGTGAAAAAACCGAAATTAAAATGGCATACAACTACACTTATTACCGCTTGGAAGTGGATGGCGTAGTTGAAGTTGAATTGGACTTCATTAATTCGATTGAGCGTTTTGGCTCTACCGATTTCGCTAAATCAATTAAAAGAATGCTTGGTCTATAAGACCAGGTATTCCCTCCCCCATATTTCTAATGAGCATATGACATGACCCCTGAAGCACAGCAACAAAACCAAGACACTATTCAAGATCCAAACCTCCGTACCATCACTTTTGATGAAGGGTTTAAACGTGGTGAACAGACCATTACCGAAATTGTAGTCCGTAAACCTAAAACCCGTGCTCTTCGTGGACTGACATTGGTGAACGTGTTGCAACTCGACGTCGACACTTTAGCAAAACTGGCTCCACGTATTACCACGCCAGCCATGTCTGAGAATGATGTCTATGAACTGGCACCTTCAGATCTCACCAAGTTATCAAAGGAAGTAATCAGTTTTTTTGTGAAGGCCGAGGACGAAGACTTCCAATAAGTACCGATGAAGTCATTGCAGATTTAGCCGTGGTGTTCCATTGGACACCCGACGTCTGTGATGACTATGAACTGGATGAATTGATGGAATGGCATGAACGTGCGCGGGCACGTTGGGAAACAGAGAGCAAATGAGTCAAATTAGCCTAAAAGCCATGTTAGAACTGGTGGACAAAGCCACCGCCCCACTTAAAGACATCATGGGTTCAAGTGAAAAGACTTCTGATGCCCTACGTACCCAACGTGAAGAATTAAAAAAATTGAGTAAGTCTCAATCTGATATTACCTCTTTCCGTCGTTTATCCAGTGCGCTTAAAGGTACTCAAAAGGACTTAGAATCGGCACAGCAGACCGTTGCTCAACTTGCCCAAGAGCATGCCAATGTTGCCAAACCCACTCGGGCAATGACCAAAGAATTTGAGAAAGCCAAACAAACGGTTAAGGATTTAAAACAAGCAGAGCAAGATCAGCTTCGGCAATTGCAAATGCTTCGTACTGGCTTAAATCAGGCGGGTATCAGTACCAAATCCCTGAGTCGTGATGAACGTGACTTAAAGGCCAAAGTGGATACAGCGACCCAAGCTTTACAGCGCAAAAAAACTCAACTCGATAAACAAGTTGCAAGTCAAAAACGACTCAATGACCTCGTTCGGCAACATAAAAATGCACAGGACTTAATTGGCAAAGTCTCTGATACTGGAGTACGTGCTGGAGCAGCTGCTGCAGTCGGTGCGGGTGCTTTAGGTGTCCCAATCAAAGCATTTGCTGAAGCAGAAGATGCAGCGACGACTTTGAAAGTCTCCATGATGCAATCGAATGGCCAAGTGGCCAAAGAATTTACAGCCATCAATGAACTGGCCAATAAGTTAGGCACACAACTTCCTGGTACAACAGCAGACTTCCAATTAATGATGGCGAAGCTCGTCCAGCAAGGTATCAGCTACAAAGCCATTCTTGGCGGTGTAGGTCAGGCTGCGGGCTATTTGGCCGTACAACTGAAAATGCCTTTTGAGGATGCTGCCGAGTTTGCTGCAAAAATGCAGGATGCCACCAAGACCTCAGAAAAAGACATGCTCAGTTTAATGGATACGATTCAGCGATCATATTATTTGGGTGTCGACTCCACCAATATGCTACAAGGTTTTTCCAAACTATCGGCAGGGATGAAAACCATCAAAGCCGAGGGCTTAAAAGGCGCTCAGGCGATGGCTCCCCTCTTGGTCATGGCAGATCAAGCAGCAATGGCGGGTGAATCTGCAGGTAACGCCTACAGTAAAATTTTTGCATCGATGATGGACAGTAAAGGCATTAAAAAGGCCTTGAAAGGTTCAGGTATGGCCATGAACTTTACCAATGGTAAAGGTGAGT